TAGTTTCTAAAATCAAATTCTAATTCACCACCTTTATATTCTGAACCATCTGTTAATTGACAAGTCATAGATAGTTTTCGAATTCTTCCGTGCTCTGGATTGTTTGGATCTTTTCTGTCATATGGTTTCTCCCAACTATCACAGTGCCAATCGTAATATTGATTAAGTTTATATTTTGTAAATTGACAAGATTCACTTCTTTCCCAATCAAAGTTCCAGCCAGCATTCTTATTAGCTTGATGCACATATGGGTGTAATTCTTTATATATCCAAGTGTCATTAAGCCATACCAAATCAGAGTTTCTTTTTCTTTTTAAATCTAATAATTCTTGTTCATTTAATTTTTTATCACCATACCCACCTGTTAAAGCCATAACTTCTTTTTGTTGATTTGCATAAGCTATAACATCATCACAAAATTTAGGTGTTAATACACCACTAAAGTACCAATAATAATTAGATATATTCATATTAATTCAAACCATCCTGTAGCAATATATTTTTCTTGAGTAGGAGATATTATTCCTTTATGTGGGTGTGTAAATTCAGCTGGCCATAAAGCAAGATCACCTTTAGTAGCAGATAGTGTTACATTTTGAAAAGGAAATTCTGTGCCACCTTTGTCAGTAACTGTATTTAAATATAGCATATAAGCTAAAATTCTATTAGGCATTGCCGATCCTCTTTCATAATGCAGAGATGGGTATCCTCCTCCAGGTTTATAATGTTGTATATGGTTAACTATGTAAGTTCGCATATTTTCTGTTATATTATATTTTTTACAATATTTAGACACACAACTAGTTAATACAGTAAAAAAATTTCTAATATTTTTATTTTGTGATTGATTAAAAAAATAAACATCCATAGAGTCTTTAGCTTCTTTATTAACACCATTACTTGTTACACCTACTACTTTGTGTTCTTTATTTTTTTTATGATAACTTATAAGATAATCACAAAGTTTTTTTGGTGCTTTATATGTTTCAATAAAATTATATGTATTCATATGTTATAGTTTGAATAAAATTCAAACTATCTTTCTGGTTGTTAGTTAAATAATACATATTAGTTGATGGAAACATAATAAATTGATTGTTAGTTAAAGGTATATCCCAAGACCTACCTTTACGTCTGTTATCTTCAAAGCATATTCTAACCATACACTCTTTAACTTTTACACCATACAATAAAACAAAGTCCGGTGAGTTTCTAAGATCTGTTGGATCAATATTTAATAAGGGTACTGTTGTTTCCGCAGGTTTATAAGTGTTACCCCACGTTTCTTTGTTAACTAAAGTAATACCATATTCAACACCAATATGATCTCTTATATAAGTATTTAACATGTCCCAAGTTCTTGAGAATGGAAATTCTTTGTTTTGAATTTGTGATTGTAAGATGTCGCCNGATAACTTATTTCGGTCAATGTCCCAATCTTTGGGCATTGCCACATCACCATAATATAAACTTACTTCTGATAATACTTTCTTTTGCATACCACCACCATTTTTAATTTATGCTTTTGTATCTGTCAAGTCCCAAGACTGGTTTGATTCATTCCAGTCATAAATCCAGTTATGTGTACCAGCTTCATTTTGTGAAGTTTGTTCTGCAGTTAATGCTGGAGCATCACCTATTGGTGATTGCCATCTAGCTTCTGCTATATTTTTAACCCAAGATGCATATTGTTTTTTAGGCCAAAAGATATTATTGTCTTCGTCCCATTCATAACCTATACCTGCGTAATTACCTCTAAATGCTTTTGAATCGTCACCTGAGGAATGTTTATTACCTACTGTATTGTATGAAGTTTGAATCCACATTTGTGCAGGCCAATTATTATGTGTTTCTAAATATTGTTGACCTACTGATTCATCCTCAACACCATCAGCATTTTTCATGTCCTTGTTATCAAGTGTTAATACTTGAATAACTTTTCCGTTAGATCCTAGTTTTGCAAAATGTGCCATAATGTTTCTCCTTATATATTAATTTTAAATACTAGTAAATACATATTAATTTTGAAATTTGTATCTAATAATAACGATTCCAGAACCACCTGCAGCAGCAGCATTATTATTACCTCCACCACCTCCACCACCGCCAGTGTTAGCAGTTCCATTTGCTGCGTTTAAATTTGTGCTATTATTACTTGTTCCACCTAAGCCTCCACCACCTAGACCACCGTTAGCTCTGTTTGGACTTAAAGGTGCAAGATTGTCTCCACCTCCGCCACCACCGCCGCCAGAGAAATAATAAAAAGAACCACAGCTTTGACCAGAAGTTCCAAAAGCACTTGGTACACCTGCACCATTACCTCCGTCACCTCTAGAACCAGGACCACCGACTGTTCCAGCAGCAATAGCACCTCCACCTCCACCTGCTGATACTTCACCACCTAAATTATTTCCACCATCATTTCCTTGTGGAGGACTAACTGGGGGAGTATTTCCTGATCCACCTGCATTTGGTTGAATACTTGGATTACAATGAGCACCTCCTCCTGAACCTCCAGGAAGACCTGCAACTTTAGGTGTGCTAGGTCCACCACCTCCACCTCCACCTGCAGATGTTATGTTTGAAAATACTGAATTGTTTCCAGGTGCTCCTTGAGCACTAGGTCCGCCATTCGCTCCACCACCTCCAACTGTAATTGGAAAACTAGCTACTGTTGCTGTAAGAGCTGCAGGAGCAGCTAAAGGTTTTGCTGGATATGTTGCAGGAGCTAAAGAAGGTGATGCAAATCTAAAACCACCTGCACCTCCACCGGCTCCTCTATCCGTTCCACCACCAGCTCCACCTGCTGATACTATATATTCTATTTCATTATTTCCAGCTGCATTTCCAGCAGCAGTAATTTCAAATGTTCCTGGACTTGTAAATGTATGAATTTTAAAATCACCACAAGTAGCAATAGTATTACCACCTGTAGCAGTAACATAAGATGCTGTTGGCGCTTCTGATTGTAAACCTGAATCTGTTACTAACCAACCTCTTGTTGAATCTATAAATACTAATGTTACCGCAATACCTTCATCATCTAAAGTTCCGTTAATTTCAGCACCACCTATTTTAGAACCATTTCTACCAAGTGTTACTTTGTTTGTATCAAAAGTATTTGCGTAGTCTTTTACTGCTACAATATCTCCAGCACTTGGCGAAGAAGGGAGCGTCACCGTGATTTCTCCTGAAGTTGTATTTACAAAATAACCTTCTCCATTTGCTGCTGTAAAATCACCAGTCTTAACAGTTGTCTGCCAATTAACAGTTCCTGTTCTACCAAATCCTGTTTGTGTTCCATTATTTGTAATTGTTGCACCAGCAGGAATTGTAATAGTATCTCCACTATCTCCTAATTGTGTTGTACCACAATTTGTTCTTGGACTAATTTTATTTACTTTTATTTCACTCATAATTTACCTATTGAAATTTATACCTTATTATTACCACACCAGAACCACCATTTGCACCTACACAAGCAGCGTTACCTGGATTTCTTCCACCAAAACCACCACCGCCACCACCAGTGTTAGCTGTTCCTGCTGTTGCTGTTACAGGTGAACTGTCCGGTCCTCCACCGCCTGCTCCGCCACCACCATTTCCACCTGATCCTGGAGAAGAGCCTGGATTAGAATATTTTCCACCTCCACCTCCACCAGCATAAAATGTTCCTGATCCTGAAATTTCTGTTTGTGCTCCTGCTCCGCCTGGTGCACCTGCACAAGTTCCAGTAGCCCCTGCAGCCGTAGCACCACCGCCACCGCCACCATGTGGTCCTGCTGGACCAGAAGTTTGACCACCTGCTCCACCTGCATTTCCTTGAGGTGGACTTACCGGAGGCGTATTACCTGCAGCTCCTGGCATAAAACAAGCTTGTGGATGCCCACCTGCTCCACCTGAACCTCCTGCCACAGCTAAGTTAACATTATAAGTATGACCAGCACCTCCGCCTGCAGAAGTTATTGTTGAAAAAATTGAATTTGCTCCATTCGTACCAGCAGTTCCAGATGGAGGTGATGCAGGACTAGAAGTTCCTATACCTGCCGAACCTCCAGCACCAACTGTTATTGGAAAACCTGTTGCTGTAACTGAAATATTTCCTGCTCCTTCTAAAGGTGAAGCTGTGTAAGGAGTTACTGGAGATTTATCTTCTCTGAATCCACCAGCACCGCCGCCTCCACCGTGACGACCTCCACCACCACCTCCACCAGCTACTACCATGTAAGAAACTTGATTATTAGCTGCACAAGGGTGAACTTGTGAGACAGTAAAAGTACCAGGACCTGTAAATGTATGAATTTTACAATTGCCTGAAGTTGATATTGTCCCTCCTGTAGCTACTATAAATTGATTACCTATAACATTGCTTGTTGAATCTTGAACATTTTTCCAACCTTCTGTATCATCAACATAAACAAAAGTTACTGATTGACCATCTGTGCCTAAAATAGCATCTGCTGCAATACCACCTATTTTTTGTGAGCCATTTGGACTTACTGTTAAACTATTTGATGAAAAAGTATTTGTGTAATCTACAACAGAAACAATATTACCTGCTGTTCCTGCGGGTAAATTCATTGTAAAAGCACTACCTGAAGTATTCGCAAAATAACCTTCACCATTTGCAGCAGTAAAAGTTGATGTTTTAATACTACCTGTTTGCCAGTCTACTGTACCTGTTCTACCAAAACCTGTTTGACTTGCACCTGATGCTAAAGTTACTGTATCGCCACTTGCACCAAGAGTTATTGTGTTGCTAGACTCTTTTATAATGTCTGCTCCACATGTATTTTGTATTGTATTTACTTTAATTGTACTTGTCATAATTATTGAAATTTATACCTTATTATTACAATTCCGCTACCCCCAGCTCCACCATCTCTAGGTGTTGGTGCACTTGTTGAAGAACCTCCACCACCGCCACCACCAGTATTTGCTGTACCTGCAGTTGCAGCTGTAGTTGGATATTGACCGCCTGCTCCACCACCGCCAGCTCCGCCACTACCTTTAGTTCCAAAAGCACCGCCTCCACCAC